ATTGATGAAACACAGCAAAAGATATTAATATTTGTTCCTTTTAAAAATACTATTCAAATCTTGGCAGAGAAACTTGAATTAGACGGGTTCAGTACTGCTATCATCAATGGTGATGTAGCTCACAATAAGCGCACAGAAATCTTTAAGAACTTTCAAGAGAAACCTGACCCACGAATTTTAATTATTCAACCACTTGCGGCGGCACATGGTGTTACGTTAACAGCAGCAGACACAATCATATGGTGGGGGCCGACTCCGAGTTTAGAGACGTATGCACAAGCTAACGCACGTGCGCACAGAGCAGGGCAACGACATCCAGTAACAGTAGTAAGGTTGCAAGGAAGCAACGCTGAAAAACATATGTATAAAATGCTTGACAATAGAATTACAGATCACGTAAAGTTAGTTGAACTTTATAAAAATATACTTGAATAAGTTGAAGTTTGATACTATATTAGTTTTAGGGAGAATGAGAATGGAAAAAGAAGCATTAGAATCTACGCCTATTGAAAGGCTGACTCGTGTCTACATTAAGATGCGAGAAAATAAATCTGAACTTGAGCATGAGTTAAAAGATAAGATCGACAAAATAGACAAGGACATGAGGACTGTGAAGTCTGCTATTCTTGACCATATGAAGGAGATCGGAGCAGAGAGCTTAAGAACAGACGCTGGTCTTGTATATCGTACCGTTAAGACTACATATTCAACATCAGACTGGGAATCCATGAACAAGTTTATTCTTGAGCATGGTGTGCCTGAACTATTGGAGAAGCGTATTCAACAATCCAATATGAGGGCATTTTTAGAAGAGAACCCTGACGTGCTTCCGCCGGGACTTAACGCAAACATGGAGTATTCCGTGACCATAAAAAGGAAATAACATGGTGGATGAAATCTTTGTTCCGATAGAAGAAGTAGGAAAGCATTTTTCAGTTTCCGTTTCGACTGTCCGTGCTTGGATTAGACAGGACTTAATCCCTGCGCTAAAGATTGGCGGTGTATATCGTTTCAAAATTAGTGAAGTGGAGCAAGCCCTACGCAAACTAAGTGGTGGTGAACTTGTAAGAGAAGAAGCAGATGGAAGTCTAACGGTCAATGCTGACCCAAACGATGCCCAAATGGTATTAAATTTTAACCCTGATGAAGATATTTAAGGAGAAATAAAAATGAGCGAAATGACTCTATTTAAAGGTGGTTTACCTGCATACCTAAAAGCCGCAGGCGACGATGCAACAAACGCATTAGCAGGCGGTGAAGGTAGCCTAGGTTCCCGTCGTATCAGTATTAAAGGCGGTGTATTCCGTGAGTATATTGGCGGTAAGGAATACCGTGTGTCCGAAGAGCGTTCTATGAACGTAGTAATTATTAAAGCTGCACCTAAAGTATCCCGCATTTTCTATGCCGGAAGCTACTCCGAAGGTGAAGCTGTTTCCCCAACTTGCTGGTCATCCGACAGCCAACGCCCTGATGAGAAAGTTAAGGCAGAAAACAAGCAATCAGCCACCTGCTTGAACTGCCCACAGAACATCAAAGGGTCTGGTCAGGGTGAGAGTCGTGCCTGCCGTTATCAACAACGCCTCGCAGTCGTAATCGATGGTGAAATTGATAAAGAAGAAGTTTACCAATTAGTACTGCCACCTACATCCGTGTTTGGTGACGGCGAAAAAGGTAAGCTCCCTCTTCAGGCATATGCTCGCCATCTCAAGAATCACGGTACCCCCATTACCGGTGTGGTTACTGAGATGCGGTTTGACACAGCAAGCCCTACACCTAAGTTAGTATTTAAACCTGTACGTCCAGTAACAGAGGATGAGTTCTTAAAGATTCAAGACCTTAAGGAATCCAAAGAAGCTATCCAAGCTATTACTTTGACAGTTGCACAAACTGATGGAGTAAAGGACAAACCAGCACCTGCATTGGCAAAGCCGAAAGCAGAAGTTGTAGAGGTTGAAGCAGTAGAAGAACCAAAGAAAGCCGTTTCCAAGAAACCGTCTGCAAGTGCAGAACCTAGCTTAGATAGCTTGGTAAGTGAATGGGATGATGCTTAATTAGAAGTTTTGGGGGGAAAGCGCAAAGTCGGCTCGGCGACTCTAAATAGCCTGTATGCTGTTATTTATTAAGCTCCTATAAAAGTGCGCAAGTACCCCCACCTAACAATGGGTGGCTATGAACAATTTAGAATTTTTACAGCAAGTCCTTGGGGATGAAGGATACTACTGTGTTGTGGGATTAAAAAAGGATTCTGACAAAGCGGTACAGAAGTTTTTTGATTCTATCGAACAGGTAGTAGAGGTTGCTGACAATTTAAAGAATGAAGGCTATAACGCTTATTATGCGTTAGCTACCTTCGAGGACGCTAAGTCTAGGAAAGTCGTCAATATTAAACAACTTAGGTCGTTGTTTGTTGATCTCGACTGCGGCCCAGATAAGGATTACAAAACACAGGAAGAAGCTCTTGTAGCGTTACGGTCTTTCTGCAAAACTACGGGTATGCCTAAGCCTATGTTGGTTAATTCCGGCGGAGGTATCCATGCGTATTGGCCTCTATCGGAACCTGTGTCGAAGCAGGAATGGTTGCCAGTAGCGGAACGCCTAAAGGTATTGTGTGATGAGAACGACTTATATGCTGACCCAGTAGTAACGGCAGATGCGGCACGTATCCTTAGAGTGCCGGAAACGCTGAACTTTAAAAACGACGAAGCCCGTCCAGTTACTTTACTTGGTAGCTCATCAGGCTCATGGTCGTTAGACACACTAAAAGATATTATAGGGGAAGTAGCACTAGCTAAGAAAAGCTACATTCCTAGGGGTGAACTTGACGATGTGACCAAGGCTATCCTTGGAAACTATACCAATCGGTTTAAAACAATCCTAATAAAAACCCAAAAAGGTGAGGGTTGCCAGCAACTTGCGCATATAATAAGAGAGCAAGCCACAATGTCAGAACCTATGTGGAGAGCAGGGCTATCTATCGCCAAATTTTGTGAAGATGCGGATATTGCGATTCGCAAGATATCCGAGAAACATCCTGAATATAGTCCCGATTTCGCTGATCGTAAGGTGCGTGGCATCAAAGGTGGTCCTTATACCTGCGCTAAGTTTGAAGAGTTTAACCCCGGCGGTTGTGATGGTTGCTCTAATAAAGGGGTACTAAAATCCCCAATCGTACTAGGTCGTGAAGTATTAGAAGCTACCGATGAGGATAACATCGTTGAAGATGTGCCGTTCCAAATAGAGCAAGGGCATACACAGACGTACGTTATACCGAAATACCCCGAGCCGTACTTCCGTGGAAAAAACGGGGGTATATTTAAACGGGTTATCAAACAAGATGATGAAGTCGAAGTGATGGTGTACCACAACGATATGTATATGACACGTCGCTTGGATGATTCAGAAGTGGGTGAGGCTGTAGTCGTTCGATTACACCTACCAAAAGATGGGGTGCGTGAATTCACAATGCCTGCATCTGCAGTTACATCAAAAGATGAATTAAGAAAACATCTGTCATCAAAAGGTTTATGGCAGGGGGATATAAAAGAATTAATGTCGTACCTAATATCTTGGGGAAATCACATGCAATACACAGGGAAAGCCGATTCGGCTAGAAGACAATTTGGTTGGGTAGATGAGGAGTACGAAGCATTTGTTATTGGAGATAAAGAAATCCGTGCAGATCGTATTGACCATAACCCACCTTCATCATCCACAGGGCATTTGTTCCATGCGTTCCAAACCAAAGGAAACATAGATAACTGGAAAGAGTCAATGGCTTTCTACAAACGTCCCGATATGGAGATGCACCAGTTTATGATTGGGTTAGCATTCGGCTCTATCTTTATAGACTTCACACCAATCAATGCCGCACTCTTACACATCTTTAGTCCCGAGTCAGGTATTGGTAAAACTACCGCATTGTTTGCAGGAGCTAGTGTTTGGGGAGACCCTACGAAGTTAGTATTAAAAGAGTCGGATACAACCAACTCTAAGATGCTCCGTGCTGAGTTATATAACAACTTGTTCCTACCAATGGATGAGGTTACTAACGCAACGGCTAAAGACTTAAGTGACTTTGTGTACCAATATACATCAGGTACTCAGAAGAACCGTATGACCGCATCAGCTAACGGAGAACGCCATCGTGGTGAACCTTGGAAGCAAGTAGGGGTTAGTACCGGCAATGCCTCCATTATGGAGAAAATGAGTAGCTACAAGGCACTTCCTAAAGGCGAGGCTATGCGTATCCTAGAAGTACGTGCCAAGCCCGTAGAAGGGCTGTCCAAGACCGAAACTGACGCACTTAGTGCATCACTACAAAACAACTATGGACACGCTTATATCCCCTATTTACAGTACATCATGAACGATGTTGCAGGGATAAAGGAACTCTACAAGACTACGCAATATCGCCTAGACCAAAAGCTAGGGTTTACCCCAGCAGACCGGTTCCATTCGGTTTTGGTAACTGACGGTATCGTTGGGCTAATTGTGGCTAAACGTGCAGGTTTGATTGACTACAACATTCAAGCAGTTGTAGACTGGCTAGTCGATGTAATTGCTAAAGCTAAGAAAGAAGTAGATAGCATGGATGTAAATGCCGAGACTACGCTAAGTAACTATATTGCCGAAAATTGGAATAGTGTGTTGCGTATTCAAAGTACGCAGGATTCTCGCACATTGAAGAAAGAAGATGGCGACCATTTGGTTATACCGGATGCGACCCCTAGAATGCAGTTCATAGCAAGATACGAGTATGATGTAAAAATGTTATATCTGTACCTAAACCCACTTAGAGAATGGTGCGTGAAGAAACAGGTAAACTATGAAGGTTTGATTGATTCCTTGAAACGTGGCAGGACTAAGGCTAAGATTGATAAAAAACGGATGGGTAAGGGGACTCGCATGAGTATGCCTGCCTTGGATGTATTATGGGTAAACTGTGAAGGATTTATGGATGATGACAGAGAAGAAGAACTCGCCTCCATCGCAGCGCACAAAGCCGCTATTGAAGGTGATGCACTTGGGGCAAGTATGTCCTGATGGGGTAGTAATTAACGTGAATTGGGATAATCTCCATGTTGGTATGTCGATTTTTATCCCTGCCGTTAACCTATCAAGATTAAGTAAACAGATGCAAAGTATTGCAAAAGTTAAAGGAATTACCCTAAAAGGCTTCGATAGAATCGAGGGCGGAAAATTAGGTATGCGCTTTTGGAGAATTGTGTAGTACACTTTCTGTGCAACGCTCATTCTCCTGTTGCATGTTCTCGTGAGGAACTACCCCTTGGCCCCCACCTAAGACGTGGGGGTTTTTTATTTGCCTTCGTATTCTGATGCGTCACGCATCATCTTGTCGTATAGCTTTTGGCTAAACTGCACACCGTGTACTGTACGCTTAGTAGCTGCTTTAAATGCTCTCTCAGACGCTTCAAAAGTATCCTCAGTAATACCCAAATCAGGGTGTTTAGTATTGAGGTCTTTTAACTCTTGCTTGTATTCCGCCGCATTTTCATAGTCACCCATGCGGTTAGATACGTTCCATTGCTGTAGTAGCTTAGACTTCTTCTGCAAGATAGCCTTCTCAACACCTTTTAAGTGGGCATTGATTTCTAACTGACGTACATACTCTGCAGGTGCAAACCCAAGAGCCTGTGCCGCAATACTACCTGCGCTTAAATCGGCAGTAATAGGGTCACCACGCAAGCTCATAGCACCTTCAGTACCAAAGCGATAGGCTTTAAATAGATTGCTTAACCCAGACGGAAGGATGTTCTCAACACCACGTTCAATCTTACCTTCGCTAATAAAGTCCATACCACGCTTAAGGCGAGAACCTACGCCATATACAGGACCACCTAGGGTTTCTAATAAACCCTGCTCAAAAGTATTCGAGTTAGCAGATGGATTGCTTCTAAAGATCAAATCACTTAATGAGAAACGGGATGCAATCTCACCACCGGTTACATAGTTCAGCATACCTTTATAAGCAAACTCACCTACGTACTTACGGGTTGCAGACTCCATATCATCTTCATCATCATCAGCAAACAAGTTATAGACCATAGCAGCAACGCCAAACATTGGGATACCTTGCAAACCAGCAAACAATGCAGAGGTTCCGTAGATTCCGGCTAATTGACTCATAGCTGCTTTTCTAACTTCAGGATCTTGGTTTCTTAGCGCATCACGAGTTACTTTAAAGAGCATGTAGTACATAGAAACGCCGTAGCGTTTGAACATAAACAATACTTTACCCAAACTATTCTTAGCAATTAGCGGAGCAGCGGCAGCAGAAACACCACCGTTAGTAAGTTCAGTTGCGTTAAAAGCGTACTGTGCTGCTTCTTTTTCAGCCTCTTTTTGAGTCATTGTTTTATCTTTGACTTTGCCTTCTAGCTTTTTTAACTGTAAGTCATAGGCAGCCATCATAGATACTTCACGGTTCATACGTTCGCCATGGTGGAATGCAAAGCTCGAAGCCGCATTTAACGTATTGCCCCAGTCCTTACGACCGTCTACTTCTAATACATCATGGAACTGTGAACGGTTAAACTGACCTAGCTTCTGACCTTCTTCAATCAATGTAGCATAGCGTTTACCCATTTCGGTATCCGCACCGTAGTTAGTAATAGAAGGCATACCTCTTTGCTTAACTATTTCTTGACCACCAATCATTCTTGTAGCGCGCACATCTTTGCCGTAGCCACTTTGCATATAGACTTTATAGGCATTATTAATAGCACCCATAGTCTGACCCCAAGTATGCTCACCAGCCAAGTATGGTGCAACCACCATGGGAACTTGAGCTAAGTTAACAATAGCAGAAGAGATGTTAAATCCTAATAAGTAGTTAAACCCAAGCGAGTTTAGCCCCCTAGAGATAGGACTGATTCT